AACCCCGCCCCCGACTCACGTTCGTGTGTCCCCCGTATCCGGGAAGGTCGGGAATGATCTTGGAATGGTTCGGGTCATGTCGGCACTGATCCCGGCCGGTCGCCGCCGGCGCGGCCCGCTCGAGGCCGCATTGGAACGCGCCCTTGCCGCGTACGCCCGGGATGAACGCGGCCGGGGCCCGGAGCTCGCCGATCTCCGCCGGATGCTCCGGGATGCCGCGCTCGCCGTCGACCTAGCGCGGTCCGATGCGCTCGCCGGCGGGTCCCGTCACGTCCTGGCGATGTGCTTGCGGACGTACTCCGAGCTCCGCCTAGCGGTCCTGCCGGTGGAGGCTCTGAACCATGACCCGTTCGACACTCTCGTCCAGGATCTCCTGCGAGCCGAGACAGGTCACGGCCCGGACCCCCGGTAGGGGGACGGACGGGCCGGCCGCCGCGGTCGCCGCCCGCTTGTCCGGTCGGGTGATGCCGGGGTGGGCGCGGTCCGCCGTCGACCTGATCGGGGAGCTCACCCCCGAAGGTCACTACGCGTACCCGGTCGTCGTGGTCCTGGTCCCCCGACAGTCCGCGAAGACCACGACCGCCCTCGACATAGCGCTAGGCCGGGCGATCGCGCACCGCGACTACCGGGCCGCGTACGCCGCGCAAACCGGGCACGTCACGACGGAGCGCATGGGGGAACGGCTCGAGGAACTAGGCGGGTCCCCCCTGGCCGGCCGGATCCGCACCCGCCGATCACAGGGGACGGAACGGTTCACCCTGACCACGACCGGGTCCTATTGCAAAGCGTTCCCACCCCGGAACGGTGCTCTCCGCTCGAGCGCCCTGGACTTGGTCATCGTGGACGAAGGTCAGGAACACGACGACGTCCCCCTCGGAGTCGCCCTCGATCACACGATCATGCCGACGTTCACGACCCGCCCCCGCCGCCAATACCTGATCCTGGGGACCGCCCCGGACCGCCCCGGGACGTACCTCGAGCGCTACGCGACCCTTGCCCGGGCCGGCACCCCCGGCGTCGCCCTGGTCGATTACGGCGCCCTGCCGGACGAGGATCCCGGGGACCCTGCCGTGTGGCACCGCCGGCACCCCGGCCTAGCCGCCGGACTGACTGACGTGGACTACCTGCGCTCCCAATGGGAGTTCGACCCGGCGGGGTTCACCCGCGAGCACTTGAACGTCTGGCCGGTCGGGGCGGTCACCGCGGCGGTGATCCCCGCGACCGATTGGGCGGACTGTCTGGTCCCCCCGGCGGACGCCGCCGCCCTGTCGACCTCGAGGCCGACGGCGGACGCCCTCGCGGTCGCGGTCGCCCCGGACGGCGCCCGCGCCGCTATCTGCGCGGCGTACCGGCTCGGATCCGGGGTGACGCTGGTGAAGGTGCTCGCGGAGGCCCCGGGCACGGCGTGGATCGCCGCGGAGGCGAAGGGATGGCAGCTCCGCACCCGCCGCGTCGTCACGATCGACGTGCTCGGCCCGGCCGGCCCGGTCGCCGATGAGCTCCGCGCGGCCGGCGTCGCCCTCGACGTCGTCACGACGGATGGGTACGCCCGCGCGTGCGCGGGGTTCCTGGCCGACGTCCTCGAGCACCGGTTGCGCCACCTCGGGCAACCGGTGCTGGACGCGGCCGCCGGCACCGCGGAACGACGGCCGATGGGGGAACGGTGGGCGTGGAAACGACGCGGCGGGGACGTGTCCGCGCTCGAGGCCGCATCCCTGGCGGTCGGGGCGGCCCGGCACGCCCTCGGTAAGCCGTTCATATCCACCGGGTGATCTACGCGCTACCCTCGCCCGTGTGGGCATCGGAACCGCGTTACGGATCTGGCATGACCGGCCGGTGAGTGACCCGACGCAGGTCATGCCGGCGATCGTGTCCCCGTGGCAGACCGGGCAGCTCTCGAGCATCGTGTGGAACGACATACTGGCCGGGTCGGACACGTTCGCGGTGATGCGCGCGGAGGCGATCGCCCTGCCGGCGGTGTCCCGGGCGCGGGACATTCTCACCGCCACGATCGCCCGGTGCCCGCTGGTCACGTTCCGCGGCCCGGATGAGCTGGTCGACCCGGGTCCGGCGTGGACGTACCGCACGGACGGGGCGGTGTCCCCGTATCACCGGATGCTGTGGACGATCGATGACCTGCTATTTCACGGGTGGTCGCTGTGGGCGAAAGCCGCGGACACGGATGGGCACCTGCTCGACGCGGAGCGGATCCCCCCCGATTCGTGGGAGATCGACGCGGATGGGCGGATCCTGGTCCTCGCCCGCCCGGTCGACCCGGCGGACGTTGTCCTGATCCCCGGCCCGCACGAAGGGATCCTGTCGCGCAACGCGCGCGCGATCCGCGCGGCGGCCGCCCTCGACCGCGCGTACCTGTCCTCCGCGCGGAACCCGACTCCCACGGTGGAGCTCCACCAAACCGGCGGCGTCCCGCTCGAGAAGGACGAGGTCGGGGACCTGGTGTCCGATTGGCGGACCGCGCGCACCGGGGACGGCGGATCCACGGCGTACACCCCGGAGTCGATTGAGCTCCGCACGCACGGCGGCCCCGCCGAAGCTCTCCTGGTCGACGGGCGGAACTCCGCCGCCGTCGACATGGCGCGGATCTGTGACGTGCCCGCGTCCCTGGTCGACGCGACGAACGCCGGCGCGTCCCTGACGTACGAAACGACCGCCGGCCGCAACCTCGAGTTCCTGGACTACGGCGTGGAGCTGTATATGGGACCGGTGGAGGCCCGGCTGTCCCTGGACGACGTCGTTCCCCGCGGCACCCGCGTCGCGTTCGATCGAGCACCCCTCACGTCACTGACGACCGTTTCCACCGGACCCCCACGGACGGACTGACCCATGACGAACCTGACCGCGTTCGGGGAGCTGCTCGCCGCCGATACCGAGTCCCGGACCCTGCGCTACCGGCTCCTGCCGTATGGGGAGCCGGGGCGGACGTCCCGCGGCACCGTCACGATCCACGCCGGGGTCCTCGAGCTCCCCACGGACCCGGCGGTCCTGCACCTGAACGTCGAGCACGACCGGACGAAGCCGGTCGCGGTGTGCTCCGCGCTGGTGGAGGACGAGTCGGGGTTGCTCGCCGCGTTCGACGTCGCCCCGACCCGCGCCGGGGATGACCTGCTCGTGGAGGCCGGCCTACGGTTGCGCGCCGGCGTGTCGATCGAGCTCGAGGACGCCCGGATCCGCGATGGGCACCTGACCGCCGGCCGGCTTACCGGCGCCGGCGCGGTCACCGCGCCCGCGTTCCCGTCCGCCCTGCTGGTCGCCGCGGACACTGACGACCCGGACCCGCACGACCCCGGCCCCGTCCCCCCGGACGCCCTGCCGGTCGCCCCCGCACCGCCCACCGTCGATCCGCCCGCACCCGCGGACCCGGACGACGACGACCCGGAGGATCCCACCGTGACCGAAACCCCGACCGGGACGGTCGCCACCGTCCCCGCGTCCCTCACGACCGCCGCCCGCCACGCCGCCACACAGTCCCTCGATGAGGTCATGGGCCGGCTCACCGCGGCGACGTCCCGCGCATCCCTGGGGGACCGCGGCGAGCTCGAGGCCGCCCTTGCCGATATCGGTGTCCCGACCGTGACGCAGGCCCCCGCCCAGTGGGTGGGGGAGCTGTGGAAGGGGTCACCGGACCGCCGCGTCGTCCCCCTGCTGAACCACGGCACCCTCACCGGGTTGTCCGTGATCGGGTGGGAGTGGATCGTCCCCCCGACCGTCGGCCCGTGGGCCGGGGACAAGTCCGCGGTGCCGTCCAACGCGGCGACGACCGGCCCGGTGGAGGTCCCCGCGCAGCGCGTCGCCGGCGCCCACGACATTCCCCGCGAGCACCGCGATTTCAACACCGGATTCATCCAGTCCTACTACGCGGCGATGACCGTTCAGTACGGCGTGTATTCGGACAAGTACGTCGCTGACGGGGTCCTCGCCGCGTCGACCGCGATCGCCGGGGGGACGGACGCGTGGTCCGCGATCGTCGCCGGCGCCCTCGCCGTCGGGGAGAACGGGTCGCCGTCGTTCGCCCTGGTCGCCTCTGACGTGTTCGCCGAGCTCGCCGGGGTCAAGGCCGCGGACGCGCCCGCGTTCCTGGATCTGTCCCTGACGTTCGAGGGGACCGGGTCCGCCCCCGGGATCCGCGTCGTCACGGTGCCCGGGTACGCGTCGGGGACCGTCGTGGTCGGGGACAAGAACGCCGCGACCGTCCACGAGCTCCCCGGGTCCCCGATCCGCGCGGAGGCGATCGACATGACGAAGGGTGGCGTGGACGCCGGCGTGTTCGGGTACATCGCCCTGGTCGTCCACGACCGGCGCGCCCTCGTCCACTCCCCGATCACCGCCGCGGTGACCGCCGGCACGAAGTCCAAGTAGGGCTCGAGCTCCCCGGGCCGGCTATCCCCCCCCGGCCGGCCGGCCCGGGGACCACACGACGACGAAGGGAGGGGACCACGGTGCTCGTGACCGTGCCAGAGCTCGCCGCTGTCCTGTCCCTCGATCTCGCCCCGGATGACCTGGACGCCGGGCAGGTGTGCGCCGCGGCGGACGCCGCCGTCCGGGACCGGCTCGTGACGGTGCTCCCGGACGGGTCGACCCCCGACCACGACACGCACCCGAACGACCGGGAGGCCGCGCTCGCGGTCGCCGTTCAGGTGTGGCAGGCACGGCAGGCCCCCGGTGGGCAGATGGTCGGACCGGATCTGGTCCCGTACGCGGCGCCGCACCTGCTCGGCCCCGGCCTACAGGCCCGGATCCTCGGGTTGATCTCCCCATGCGCGATCGGGCGCCGCCCGACGGTCGGGTGACGGGGTGGATCCGATCACGTCGTCCCGGGCATGGGTCGCGGCCGCGCTCGAGGCGATCCCCGCCCTGGCCGGCGTCCACGTGTATGACGGGCCGGTGGAAGTCGTCACCGCGCCGGCGGTGATCGTCGCCCCGGCCGCGGACTGGCTCCGCACCCGCACCCAGGGGCGCACAGACGTCGTGTGGGACGTGACCGTGGCGGTCACGTTCACCGGTGGCAACGCGGCCGCCCTGGACGCCCTCGCCGCCCTACTGTGGCCGATCCTGCAGGCGTTCCCGGGCGCGCAACCGGTCCTGGCGCCGGCGGTCACGAAGTACGGGCAGGCGGACCTGTACGCCGCCACGATCACCGTCCCAACCATGACGACCACGGAAGCCGAGGACACACCATGACCACGACCGCCCTGACCGGCAAGTCGATGACGTTTAGCTACGGCGGGATGGACGCGACCGCGCAGGTCACGAGCTCGAACATCGACAAGCAAGCCTCGAGCACGACGATCCAGACGTACGGGGGTTCCGCGGCCGTGTCCCAGGGCGTGGAACGCACCGTGACGTGCGACTACCTATTCGACGGGGATCAGGCCGCCGGCGGGTTCCACGCGATCCTGGACGCCGCTGTGGAGTCCCAGGAACCGGGGGAGCTGACCGTGGAGGCCGGCGCGTCGTCGTGGACGGGGTCCGCGATCGTCACCGGGGTGACCGTCGACGGTCCCGCTGACGACGCCGTCACCGTGTCCGCCACGTACGTGATCTCCGGTGACTTCCCGTTCACCGCCGGGGTGACCCCGTTCCGCGACGATGAGGGCGACGCGTGACGTCGATCCCGGTCCGCGTCGATCAGGGCGACGGCCCGGAGGACGTCGTCATCGGCGCTCGGGCAATCATCGCGTGGGAGCGGCGCACTAAGGCGAAGATCAGTGACCGGGCCGCCGGGATCGACGACCTCGCGTTCATGGCGTATTCACAGCTCGGATACGAGGAACGCCGCCCCCTGAAGCTCACGTATGACGGTTGGCTCGTGTCCCTGGTCGACCTGGACGCGAGTCCGGTCCCTACGTCGCCGGACGAGGATTCCGACGCGGATCCCTCGCCCGGCTGATCGTGGAGCTGTCCGTCGCGACCGGCATCGGATATGACGCCCTGGTGGATCTGGACGCGGACCTGATCGCGACGTACGTGGACGTCCTCAACAAACGGAAGGGGTGAGGGGCGGTGGAGAAGGTCACCGGTGTACGTGAAGCCCTCGCCGAGCTCCGGACCACGGACCGCGCCCTGTACCTCGAGCTCCGCAAGGGGATCCGGGAGGCGGTCGAACCGATGCGCGCCGCCGCCGCCGCGAACCTCGGGACGTCGCCCCCGCTGTCGGGGATGGCACGCGGCCGGACCGCGTGGACCAAGCTCGGGACCGCCGTGAAGACCGTGCTGATGGGCCGCACCCCCCGGGACCGGGAGCTGTGGCCGGTCGCCCGCGTGAAGCTCGCCGGCCCGGCCGCGTCGATGTATGACATGGCAGGGAAGGGCTCCCCGGGGTCCCGGTTCGTGGCGTCCCTGACCGCCGCCGGCGCCCCGGCCCCGTCCCGGGCGATGTGGCCGGCCGCCGAGGCTCACCTGTCGGACGTGGAGGCCGCGACCCGCGCCGCCGTCGACCGTGTCGGCGACGCGAGCTCACGCCGCCTCGAGTGGAGGGGCTGACATGGCGATCGTCGTCCCGATCGTGTCCGAGTGGAATAGCAAGGGACTGGACAAGTCCGTCTCCGACATCAAGGGCGCGCAGACGGGGTGGCAGAAAGCCGGCGCGGGGTTCGAGTCCGCGTTCGTGCCCGCGACCGCCGCCCTCGGTGCCCTGGTCGCCGGCGGCATCGCCCTGGCGAAAGGTGCGGCCGATGACGCCGCGGCCGCGTCCAAGCTCGCCGGCACCCTCAAGCGGACCACCGGCGCCACGGACGATCAGGTCGCGTCAACCGAAGATTGGATCAGCGCGCAGGGGGAGGCCCTGGGGGTCGCCGACGACGACCTCCGGCCGGCGCTCGCGACCCTGGCGACGGCCACCGGGGACGTGACCAAAGCGCAAGCGCTCGCCGCGACCGCGATGGACCTGTCCGCGGCGAAGGGGATCAGCCTCGAGGCCGCCACCAACGCGATCGCGAAAGCCTCCACCGGATCCACCGGCGCCCTCAAGAAGCTCGTCCCGGGGTTGGACGCCGCAACCCTCGCGTCCGGGGACATGACCGCGATCACCGCCGAGCTCGCCCGGGTCACCGGTGGCGCCGCCACGGACGCCGCGAACACACAAGCCGGGCAGATGGCACGACTACAGCTGTCGATCAGCGAGACGGGGGAGGCGATCGGCGGCGCCCTGCTCCCCGTCCTCGACATTCTGATCCCGGTGCTCGCCGCCGCGGCGAAGTGGGCGAGCGAGAACACCACCGTCCTGCTCGTCCTGGCCGGTGTCGTCGCGACGGTCGCCGGCGCGATCATCGCCGTGAACATCGCCATGAAAGCGTACGCCGCGATTTCCAAGATCGTGAAAGCCGCAACGGTCGCGTGGACGGCGGTTCAGTGGTTGTGGAATGCGGCGATGGTCGCGAACCCGATCGGACTGGTGATCCTCGCGATCGTCGCCCTGGTCGCCGCGATCTGGCTGCTGTGGACGAAGTGCGATTGGTTCCGCAAAGCGGTGATGACCGTGTGGGACGCGATCGCGAAGGGCGTCAAGGCACTCTGGGGGGTCATCCAGAACGTGTTCGGGTGGATCGCCGACAAGATCGATTGGCTCGTGGGGAAGTTCTCCGGGATCGCCGACACGATCGGGGGGATATTCGGGGCGATCGGGGGGATATTCGGGCAGTCCACGTCGATGACCCTGCACACGAAGTCCACTAGTGGTCGGGCCGCCGTGTCGACGCCGGTCGTCGTGAACGTGAACGGTGCCCTGGACGTGGAGGGCGTCGCACGGCAGATCAGGTCCCTGCTCGATAACCATGACCGCCGGCAAGGGCGCGCGGTCCTGCGACCGGTCGCGTTCTAATGCCCGGCCCGGCGCACGTCCCCACCCCGTACATCGCCGTGGGCGGGGAGGTCATCCCGTCCTGGAACGTCGTCCTCCCGGTGGAGATCACCGTCGGCCGGTCCGATCCGAGCTCGCAACCGGACGCAAACGCCCTCACGTTCACCCTGTACGGGACGACGATGCCGGCCGGACTGGTCCGCGGTGCTCGGGTTGCGGTCCGGTTGACGGGGTCGACCCCGGACGTCTGGGAGGACGTGTGGGACGACGTGTGGGAGGGGGAGTACGCGACCGGGGACGCGTCCCGGTTCTACGGTCACGTGGCCGATCTCGACGTCACCGCGGATATCCCCGCCGGCCGCCTACAGGCAAACGTCACGTGTATCGGCCGGCTCGCCGAATTCGGGGATCAGATCATCGGGGACCAACCGTTCCCGGTGGAAACGGACGCCGAGCGGGCCGCCCGCATCAGCGCGCTGGTCCACGACGCCGGCGCCCCGTTCGTCGCGGAGGGATCCGCGGCGGTCCGGGTGCTCGGCCGCGACGTCGACCGGCGCCGCGCCCTCGAGCTCCTGCATGCGCAAGCCTCGAGCACCGGGGCGGTGCTGTGGGAGTACGCCGACGGGACCGTCCACTATGCGGGGTTCGACCACCGGGTCCGCCCCACCGCGCCCGTGGTCATCCCGGCCGCGTCGATCATCGGCGACGCGACGTGGTCCCAGACCACGGACCAGATGGTCGACCGTGCCCGGGTGGAGTACGGCGTGGATCTGTCCGGGGTCGCCCGCGCGGAGTACGTCGCCGGCACCGGGGACCACGAAGCCCGCCTGTCCGGGGAGCTCGCGGACCTGCCGTCCGCGACCACGATCGGGAACCTGATCGTTCACCGGTGGGGAGGCTCGAGCCTGTGGGACGCCCCCCTCGTGTCGGTCCGGTCGGACCTGCTCGATCAGGCGACGTATGACGCGCTGCTGTCCGTGGGGCCGGGGGACGCGATCCACACGATCGGGCTCGCGGACTCCCCGCACGTCCCCGGCCCGGACGGGGCGGTGTGGTTCGTGGAGGGATACCGGGAACGGTGGGAACGGCTCGTGCACGGCGGGCCGCTGATCCACTTCCTCGATTTCGCGGTGTCCAGTGTGGAACGGTTCCTGGTCGACGGGGCGGACGTCCCGATGACCCTGTCGGTCACCCCGGCGGCGTGGACGGTCGGGGACGTGTCGACCCCGATCAGTGTCGTCGTGACCCGGGACGACGTTCAGGTGATGCCCGATGGCGGCATCATCACGATCCTGGTCGACGGCATGTCCCCGATCTACGCCCTGCCGGCACCGGGACCCCCGTACGGGTCACAGCTCTGGTACGTCTATCGGAACATGTTCCCGCCCGGGGTTCACAAGTGGCGGGCCGCGTACTCCGGGATCCCCGGCGTGTATCGGCCGAACATGACGAACGAAGTCACCACGACCGTGACGACGTCGTCCTACACGTTCCTGACCCTGACCGCGCCGACGACGAACCCGAACCTCGGCGACTACCTGACCCTGATCGTGGATCTATTCGACGCAACGAACGGCACCCCGCAAGGGATGGTGTATTTCGAGTCGTCCACGAACTACGGCGCCGGGGGGAACACGTGGTCCCGGCGCGCCGGGGTCCCCGCACCCGGCGGTGACACCGGCGCCCGCGTCGGGTGGTCCTGGCACGTGGACACGACCGTCGAAACGTGGTGGCGCGCCAATTTCGTGCCCGCTGTGGGGACAACCGGGTGGCGGCAAGGGTTGTCGAACATCCTGGGAACGGCACCGATCACCGCCCCGACCGTGGAGGACACACCATGACGTCGCTACTGCCACCGGAGGTCCCCGGCCCGAACCCCGGGCAACCGGGACATTTCGCGCACACGGACTGGCTCACCGCGAGCGTGAAAGCCCTCGACACGTACGCGCAGGGACGGTCATGGGCGGTGCGGCTCGCGAATAACGCCGGCATCGCCGCCCCCACCCTGGGGGCGAGCACGAACATCCCGTGGTTGACGGCGTCCGGTGCGTTTCAGGGTGGGCACCCCCTGCCGGCGTGGGGGTCCTCCGGGGTCGTCGCCCCCGCCGATGGGATCTACAGCGTGATCCTCGGCGTGGATTGCAACATCACGGGCGTGTCCCGTGGCGCGTTCCGGCTCACGATCGGCGGCGCCACCCCCCCGAACAGCGGGATCCTGCTCCCCCTACAGGCCGGGAACACGAAC